CTCATCAAGACCTTCAAGCAATCGCACTCTCAGGTGATCGAGCTCCAGAAGGAAAACGAGAAGCTGGAGAAGACCATCCGCGACGGCGAGGCGGAAGACGTCGTGCGCTTCGCCAGGACCAAGGGCAAGATCAAGCGCGAGCAGGAACCTTGGGCGCTGGAGTACGCGAAGAAGGACATCGACGGATTTCGTGAATATGTGAACAAGGCGCCCGTGGTCCTCGATGAGGAGTTCACGCCGAAGGAAGGGCATGCGTTCGTCTCTCCGGGCTCCGACGTGGATATGGACATTGTCCAGTCCATCGCGAGCAAGGCCATCGAGTTTCAGGCCGCTGCCGAGAAAAACGGCAGGACCGTGACGATCTCCGAGGCAGTGAATTCGGTGATCAAAAAGAAAAGGTAACGGTAGGGGCAAGGCATGCCTTGCCCGTACATCCATGCCATTCCAAGGAGGGTATAAAAATGTGGAATCCACAGCTCAAGCAATATATCGCCGAGACGGCGGTCACGCCGAACCTCATCGTTAAGCCCGGCTCCACCGATGACTACGTCGTCCTGGGCGCGGCCGCCGCGGACAAGCTCATGGGCGTCAGCGGCAACGTCGGAGGGATCGCGGGCGAGCGCGTTGACATCATCAAGGAAGGCATTGCCGACGTGATCGCCGGCGGTACCATCACCAGGGGAGATCCCATCACAGCGGACGCGGCGGGCAAAGCCGTCGTCGCCGCGCCGTCCGCGGGCACGAATGCCAGGATCATCGGCTTCGCCGAGGTCTCGGGTGTCACCGGCGATGTGATCACAGTTCTGCTCTCTCCGGGCGTGATGCAGGGTTAAGCAACACCAGGCTGAGGCTGAGGTTTAGGCTGAGAATTCTAAACCTAAACCTCGACCTCGACCTTAACCTGTAACCCAAAGGACGATATGCCGAAAGTCATTGAACTACAGCAGCAGCTCGAAGCGCAAAAAACAGAATCCGCCGCCAGGGCCGCGCAGCTCGAAGCGGACCTGGCAGCGGAGCGCGATAAGAACGCACAGCGGGAATTCAGCGGCTTCCTCGGCGGGGACCTGAAAAGGAAGATCTCCCCGGCCATGATGCCCGCGGCGCTCGACATCATGACGCTGCTCTCCGGCATCGAGACGTATGAGTTCTCGGCAGGCGACGACGCCGGCCAGGCGACGAAGATCAAGCGGCCGCCGGTCGAAGTCTTTCGTGAATTCTGCGCGCTGCTCCCGGACCAGATAACGTTCGATGAGGTCGCTACAAAAAAGATGGCCTCGGGCGCGAAGACGAACATGACCAATGCCCAGGAGATCGCGGCAAAGGCGGTCGAGTTTCAGAAAACGGAAAAAGAGGCAGGCAGGGTGATCACCATCACCGAGGCAGTAAATCATGTAATCAAAACCTGATAGGTCTTATACGACCTATAGGACCTATTAAATTTCCAAAGGAGGCAACACTATGGGAAGCGCACCTTTTCCGATTACCCCAGAAATGATGGCGATCACCATCGCGTACAGAAACCCGAAGTTGATCGCCGACGACGTGCTCCCGCGCGTGCCGGTGGGCACCCAGGAGTTCAAGTACCCGACCTACACCAAGGCCGAGTCTTTCACCGTGCCCGACACCAAGGTGGGCCGCAAGTCCGCGCCGAACGAAGTGGAATTCACGGCGACGGAAACCACGTCCAAGTGCGATGACTACGGTCTCGACGATCCCGTGCCGCAGGAGGACGTTATGAACGCCGAGGCGGTCAGTGCGCTCACGGGCAAGGCCTACGATCCCCTGGGAAGGGCGAATGAGGGCCTGACGGACCTCATCATGCTCGCCCGCGAGGTCCGGGCCTCCGCGCTCGTATTCACCGCCGCGAACTATCCGGTGGGCAACAAGGCCACGCTCTCCGGCACCACGCAGTGGTCGGATTACACAAACTCCGATCCCGCGGGCGCGATCCTGACCGCCATGGACGCCATGATCTTCCGCCCGAACATCATGGTCATCGGCCGCGCGACCTTCACCAAGCTCATCATGCATCCCAAGATCGTCCAGGCTGTCTTCGGCCCCGCGCAGACCGCGGGCATCGTCAGCCGTCAGGCGCTCGCGACGCTCCTTGAGCTGGACCAGGTGCTCGTGGGAGAGGGCTGGGTCAACACGGCCAAGAAAGGCCAGACCCCGACGATGGCCCGGGTCTGGGGCAAGCATTGCTCGCTCCTCTATCGGGACACCCGGGCCGACACCAGGGGCGGCACGTCGTTCGGGTACACGGCCCAGTGGGGCAGCAGGATCGCGGGCAACATGCCCGACGCCAAGATCGGCATGCGCGGCGGACAGCGGGTTCGCGTGGGCGAATCGGTGAAGGAACTGATCACCGCCAGCGACCTCGGGTACATGTTCGAGAACGCGATAGCGTAGTCCGAGTGCGGAATTCGGAATGCGGAGTGCGGAATAACTGACAACCCCAGGAAGGGGCGGCGTCGCAGTTCCGGGCGTCGCCCCGCTTATAAGGAGATGAACCATGCCCAAGTACAAAGTACGCGAAGGCGAATTTATCGTCCACGACAACAGGGCATACAGCGCAGGCGATACGCTCACCTGCAGCGAAGAGCAGGCGAAGATGCTGCGCGTGGATCCGTTGGAGACGACCACAGCCCTGCCCGCGCTGAAGTCGGGTGATGTAAGCGTGGCTGAGGCCGCCGCGGCGATCGCTGCGATGACCGACGCGAAGGATATCCGGAAGTACATCAAGGGAGACGACCGCAAGGGTGTGAACGACGCAGCCGATGCACGCCTCGAGGCGTTGAAGGCATAACCCATGCCCTACAGCACCTTGACCGACATTCAAAACGCGATCACCGCCGCCAGCGTCATCCAGCTCACGGATGATACCGGAGCAGGCACGGTGGACCAGGGCAAGGTCGACGCGGCGGTCCTGGCGGCCGACGAATTGATCAACGGGTATCTCCGCTCCCGATACACGCTGCCGCTCGCGAGCACTCCGCCGCTGATTAAGGATTTGTCGGTGAGCATAGCGGTCTATAGACTCTACGACCGCCGGTTCGCGGCGAACATGCCCGACAGCATCAAGGCGAAATATGACAACGCCCTGAGACTGCTCGGCATGATCCAAAAGGGAACGATCTCTCTCGGCATCGAGAGCACAACTCAGGTAGAGGGAACGTTCAAAACGAATAAGACATCCGATGATAAGACTTTTAGCAAAGATATTCTCGATCAATATTAATAGGCCCTCTGCGACCTATAAGACCTATCGAAGGAGAATTCTCATGGCAACCGGAAAAGTGAAGTGGTTCAACGATCAAAAGGGCTACGGCTTCATCACCAGCGATGAAGGCAGTGATTATTTCGTCCACTTCTCGGCGATCCAGTCCGAGGGGTTCAGGTCGCTGGCGGAAGGCGACAGCGTGGAGTTTGAGATCGGCGAAGGGAAAAAGGGACCGCAGGCGGTGAGCGTAAAGAAACTCGATTGACGTTTGGACCGTTTAATCCGAAAGGTCTGAGGCCCTCATGATCACCAAAAAAGAAGGCGCGGTATTCGATGGCAACCAGGACGAGGTCATCGCGCGCATTGAGCCGTTTACAACCGGCATGGACCTCACGGCCACGCGCGGCCACAGCAGCGCGCTCGACCAGCTCGCGACGATAGAAAAATTCGCGGGCGAACATAAGGTGCATTTTCCCGAGTTCAAGCACGGCGTCCTGGACGAACTTATCGATATACCGGGAGTCGGCAAGGTCTATCTCTGGCAACGGACGCATAGCCGCTTGCTTGTTCTCGGCGTTGTGGTCAATCCACCCCGGCCCTGCAGGATTCTCGAGAACTATATACGGCCGACCGGGGAAAAGATGCTCGGCAAGATCATGCAGGCCAGCACGCACATCACCGGCGAGAGCGACGGCATGTGGCCCATCGATTTTTCGTCACGGGTGAACGGCGTTCCAAACCTCGCGCTCGTGAATAATATCCTGACGCGTGCAAAGGCGGCCGGAGCCGGCATTGAATTCATCAGGCTCGAGCCGGGCAACGGCTGCGCGCACGTAGGGACGCTAAAGGTAATCGCATGATCTCGCTTAAAAACAAACAAGGACAACACGAAATAAACCGGGTGTTCGCCTGGTACGGCGCACTTATCCTGGCCATTGGTTTTCTCAAGGAGGCATGGTCCAGGAGTTTGAGCGGATCAGACTATATCGGTTTTGGTATCGGTTTGGCTGCCTGCTATGTACCATCTGCCGCGGTGAAACTCATCAAGGCAGTGGGGTCTTGGGGCGCTCCTGCCGGTCAGCCACAACCTGACGCTACGATCGGGCCTGGAGGTGCGGATTGAAAAAACTCTTCATCACACTTTTCATGTTTTTCATGATAGCGGCGTGCATGCCCAGGATCGTCCCCGAGATTCAGACACAGACGAAGGCCGGAGAGACGATCACGGAGACGCCGATCCAGCGGACCGCGGACAAGAACGACGTGCCTCCTGGAGACGGCAAGTTGCTTGTGATCATCCCGACAA